CTTACAGATAATACTGAAGTGGTCGGTTAGTGCTTTATGGCTTTCAATAGCATTCGCAATATTCTTTCCAATTATATTGGCAGGAATATATTTTAAACTCGAAGATTGGTATAATAAAATACATTATTAATGACTTGGCAGGACTTAAACTTATTTCAATATCAGCAGCTCGTTAATGCTTTCAAAATAGATGATGACATTGACAAGACTGTAAAGCTAATAAGCATTGTTACAGGAAAGACTGAGAATGAAGTTCTTTCTATGTCTATTGCTGATTTTAACAAGGCAAAGGAAAGTTTAAACTTCTTAGCTGAGGAAATAGATGGTAAGCCTGTCAAGTATATTAACGTAAATGGAAAACGTTATAAATGTATTTATGATGTCAGGAATATACCTGCTGCTCGTTATGTAGAGAGCAAAGTGTATGGAGCTGATCTTGTAACAAATATTCACAAGTTGGCAGCGACAATGGTAATGCCTATGAAAAAGACTTTGTTCGGTTGGAGGCTTGACAAGTATGATGCGAGTAAACATGAGGAATACGCACAGGATATGCTCGAAGCAAGATTCGTTGATGTTTACCATTCTGCAATTTTTTTTTTAAGTGTATTTCTGAACTTGATAAAATGTTCGGAGGACTTTTTGATTCAGAACCTGAAGGAGATGAAAATCCCTTCGGATCAAACAGAAGCGGTTCAAGATTTCTTGAAGTATATGGATGGCACTATTCCATATATGAAATTGCCAAACTCAATAATATTACAGCTGAAACTGCATGGGAAATGAGGGCAATCGAATATCTGAACTGTTTGGCTTATCTAAAAGCAGAACGAGATTTTAAACGCACTTTGCAATGAAAAAACAAACAGCTGTTGAATGGTTAGAACAAAGACTGAATGTTTATTTTAATAAAAAACTTGACAGCAGTTTGTGGAAAATAAAAGAGAAATTTGAACAGGCTAAAAACATGGAAAAGCAACAGATCATTAATGCACATGGAAATAAGTATTATCAAGATAAAGAAAGAATTGTGACAGGGAATCAATATTTTAACGATACGTACAAATAGTTTTTTCATAGCGGTTGAGTACACCCTGCCTTTTTAGGTGGGGTTTTTTGTAGTTATTATACATAATTTAAGACATTTATAAGTGTGAGTATATCTAAAGCACAGGCAAGAGAATTTCTGAATGGCTATCTACAATCACTTGGGGATGTATATAAAAAAGATCCGATAGTAGGTAAGGCAATCGAATTGCTTTTATTCAAATATGCAGAAGAATGGAATAAAGAAGTTAAACTTAATTTAACAAAATCTAAAGCTATTGCTTCAGGCGGTCTTTACGATGTATCTGTTCCTATAGTTAGGCAAACACCTTCAGGATATGTGGTTGAGTTTGGATATCCAATTAACTCGAAGGCTGCCAAGTATTACGATTATGTCAATAAGGGTGTAAAAGGAACGCAGAATAAAAAATCAAACTCAGGAGTTTATTCTTTTAAAAGTCCATATCCGAATAGGAGAATGGCTGCTTCAATTTACTCATGGCTTAATAGTGCGAGGAAATCAGTTAGGAATGTACAACAAGCTACAACACCACTTGAAAAGAAAAGAACCAAGTTAAAAAAGATGTTAACTGAAGCAGAGAATAAACGCAGGTTAGCCTATGCAATTTCGACTAAGATTAAAAGAGATGGTTTAAGAGCAACCTATTATGTGGATAAAGCAATGAAGTCAGTTTTCAATGCTGATTTCAGAGCAGCAGTAGGCGATGCACTTGACACAGAAATAACAATACAAATTAGAGCAATAAATGGCAGCAGTAATAAGTGAAACTCCCGCAGCATATAGTCCTGCACACGAGGATTTATGGTTTAAGTTTACTTCAGGAAACTCAGGTACAACTAACTTTAAATTCGTCATTAACGTAATTGTTAATGGAGATACAGCAACGACAGTTAAGGTTTTCCCTGATGCTTCAGGATATGGATTCTACAATGCGAGTCCTGTAGTCAGATCATACTTTCAAAACTATTTTGAACCTTCAGGAAACTCAATACTCGCAGCATCAAATGATAAATTCAAGGTTAGTTATGTAATTCAGGCAGGTGAGGAAGTAAGCGGAGTTATCACAACGAATCAGGCTTCAGGAACTTATACAGCAGCTAACTATTATAGACCATTATTCTCTGATTGGTATGCATCAGGATCACAAACATTTAGCAGCTATTATGCAGCACCTTTAACTCAGTATGAAGATGACTTTTTAACTGAGAAAGATTTAAACTTTAATGCTTCAATTTCAGATAAAGTTTTTGTTAGCTTTTTTAAAAAGAACACAGGAACTTATACAGCTTATTGCGATGTAGTAAATGAAGCAGGAACTACATTATCATCATATAGTACAACCATATCTTTAAACGAATTTAATCTTTTGAATATTGGAACAGACGCAATCAACACATGGGCAGGAAGTAATATTATTGGAAGTTCAGCCTATGGTTACAAGTTCTACATTAACAGAAGCGGACATTCAAGCCGTAAGATATTTGTTCGACTCAAATGTTACCCAAAGTTTCAGCCAATTAACATTTACTTCCTCAATCGTTTAGGAGGGTGGGATACTATGAAATTTGCATTGGTAAATCGCAGGATTTCAAGTTTTGAAAGAAACACATTTCAAAAGCCACAATGGCAGACTTTAGATGGCAGTAAGAAAATAGCTGATGCTTATAATAGACTGAATGAAACAAGTATAAACTTTTCTATTCAGCATACAAATAAAATTAGTTTAATATCTGATTGGATTAGTGAACAGGATTCATATTGGGGGCAGCAATTAGTTGCGAGTCCACAGGTTTACATGGAAATGAATGGAGGTTATTTTCCTGTAATTATAGATGAGAATCAGTATGAGTTTAAATATGACAACTTTAACAAGACTTTCAATATACAATTAACCGCTACAGTTGGCAGAGTTATAAACAGTCAATTTAGATGAGGACACAGATATTCATAAACAACGAGGAACTTGATTTAGTAAAAGATATTGATGCTGAATTTACATTTGCAATTGATGATATTGCTGATTTCGGTAGTAAGAATACTACTTTTTCAAAGACAATAACCATTGCAGGATCAGCTCAGAACAATAAAGTATTTGGATTCATATTTGACTTAGGAAACTCTAATTTCACAAATGATGACAATACAAATGTGAACTATGATTTCAATGCTTCTAAGGTTGCACCATGTAGGATATTTGTAGATGGCATACAGATATTTAAAGGTGTTTTAAGGCTAATGGAGATTGTAATTACAGGATCAACAATAGAATACCAATGTTCTGTTTATGGAGATTTAGGAGGATTTATTTCTGCTTTAGGAAACAAGAGATTAGAAGACTTAGATTTTTCTGCTTATAATGAAAACTGGACACTTGCAAACATTACTGGTAGTTGGAATAATATAAATGCTTCAGGGGTTTATTATCCTTTGATTGATTACGGAAATGTAACTTCTAACAATGTTGATTTTGACTTTAAGGCTTTTAAACCCGCTTTGTATGTTAATGAATATTTAAAGAAAATTAAAGAAGGTTCAGGATATACTTGGGATTTCCCTTTGCTTGAAACTAACCTGCTAAAAAGATTAGTTGTTCCTTCAAATAAGGCGGTTATATCAAACCCGAGTAATTCAGCATTTTATGCAACTGCAAACGCAGCAACTTACACAACAAATCAATATCCGAATTTTACTGTAGTAACAGCAGGTGATTTTACTTTAAGTTCAGGAAATATATATAAATATAACGGAGCTGCAAGTTTACCATCTACAATTACTCTTGAATTACAAGGATCAATTTTGGATGTTTATCCTGATCCACCACCCGATACAAATGTAACAATAAGTTTACAACTTAACGGAGGTACAATATTAAGTCAAACAGTTCCTGTAGCATACGAGCCACAGGGGTTTTCAGTTAGTATAGTTTATAACCATACATTCGCAACAAACGATACTATTAATGCCTATGTAAGCTCAGAAGCGACACAATACGAGATTGTTCAAGGTGTTTTAAAAATAGATGCTCCTTCAGGTACTGATATACCTGTAAACTATGGAGAGCCTTTATTGATAAACAATTCAATTCCAAGAGGTATATTTCAACGGGATTTATTTATATCAATTTGCAAAATGTTTAATCTATATGTTTATGACGATCAATATGAAACAAACAAACTTCATATTAAACCATATATAGATTTCTATGATGGAAGTTTTGTAGATTGGTCAAACAAAGTTGATAGATCAAAACCTATGAGCATTAAGCCAATGAGTGAAATTAATGCGAGGTACTATCAATTTAAGTATAAACAAGATAATGACTATTACAATGAGAATTACAGAAAGAAATACAATGAAGGGTACGGTGATCGTATATATGATACTGAATTTGATTTTGTTAAGGATACTGATTCAACTGAGATAATATTTGCAGCAACAGTATTATTTGAGGCTGAATCAACTGACAAGATATATCCTGCTATTTATAAAAAGTCTGATAACAATACAAAGACTGATCCTATTGACTCAGTAATTAGGATTTTACAGGCTAAAAAGATTACAGGAGTTACTTCATGGAAATTAAAGGATGGGGTTACTGATTTGGCTACATTAACAAGTTATGGATATGCAGGACATTTGGATGATCCGTTTACTCCTACAAATGATATAAACTTTGGAGCACCTAAAGAGGTTTATTTTAATGCAACAACATATCCTACAACTAATTTGTTCAATGCATATTATTCAGACTATATGGCTGAAATTACAGATAAAGATAGCAAGATGTTGAGTTGTAATATTTTGCTAAATGCAAAAGATATATTGAATTTGGATTTTGGAAAGTTAGTAATGATAGATGGACAACTTTTCAGGATTAATAAAATAGAAGGTTATAACAGTATAGATTATAACACAAGCAAAATTGAATTATTGAAAGTAATAACAAAAGTATTCTAATGGCAGATACATTAAATTTACAAGCCAATTTAACAGGCAATGCGGTACAAAGTGTAGGTAGTCTTAAAAAAGAATTAAGAGAGGCAACAGCACAGGTTGCATTGCTATCAGATAAATTTGGTGCAACTTCCCAACAAGCTGTTGAAGCAGCTAAAAGAGCAGCAGAATTAAGAGATAGAATTGGTGATGCTAAAGCATTAACCGAAGCATTTAATCCTGATGCGAAATTCAAAGCATTATCAGCATCTTTATCAGGTGTTGCAGGTGGATTTGCAGCGGTTCAAGGTGCAATAGGATTATTTGGTGGTCAATCTAAAGAACTTGAAAAACAACTTTTAAAAGTTCAATCTGCACTTGCTTTATCACAAGGTTTACAAGCTATTGGTGAAGCAGTAGATAGTTTTAAGAATCTTGCAACTGTTATAAGAACACAAGTTGTTACAGCATTTTCAACTTTAAAAGGTGCTATTGCAAGCACTGGAATTGGTGCTTTGGTTGTAGGTATTGGAGTTCTTATTTATAAATTTCAAAAATTACAAGAAGAAACTGCTAAAGCAGAAGAAGCACAAAAAAAATATAACGAACAAGCTGCTGCTGCTGCAAAAGAATCTTTGACATTTTATGATAAATTTATTGATAGTCAAGTAAAAGTATTAACATTAAGAGCAAAAATTGCAGGACAAAGCGAAGAACAAATAGCAAGAATTGAAATAAAAGGTTTACAAGATAGACTTGCATTCAGGAAAAAACAATATGAAGAATTATTAAAAACTGATTTAAAAGCTGCTGCTGAATTAAATGAGCAAAATATTGAACTTGAAAATCAGATAGAAGTAATAAGATTAAACTTAAGATTAACAGCAGCAAATAAAGAAAAAGAAAGAATTAAAAAAGATAATGAATATGCTAAAACGTTAAGAGATAAAGTTATTGCTGACAAGATAAAGGAAACACAAGATGAATTAGATTTACAAGCATATTTAGTTGATCAAAAAAAGAAAAAGGAACAAGAATATACAGATTTTTTAATTGCACAAGGGGAAATAAAAGCAGATCAAACAGAAGCTGAAGTTCAACTACAAAAATATTTAGTTGACAGAGATAGACAATTAAAAGATCAACAGATTGCTGCTGAATATCAATTACAAGATGCAAAATTTCAGGCAGTTTCAGCTGGACTTGCTTTACTTGGTACATTGGTTTCTAAAAATGAAAAACTACAAAATGCTTTATTTATAGCAGATAGGGCACTTGCTATTGCAAAAGTTATTATTGATACACAAAGAGAAATATCAGGTTACTTTGCTGCAAATGCTTTAGCAGGACCAGCAGGACTTCCTTTTACTGCAACAATGGTAGCAGCAGCTAAAATAAGAGCAGCTGCAAGTATAGCAACTATAGCAGCAACAACTATTGCTAAATTTAAAGGTGGAGGAACAAATGCAGGATCAAATTTTGGTCCTTCTATTGCAACATTTAATGCAAACTCACCAATTCAGCCACAAGCAAATTTGACTGGTTTGAATCAAGCAACAATTAATGCTCTTGGAAATCAGGCAGTAAGAGCATACGTTGTTGAAACAGATATAACAACTAACCAAAAGAGAATTGAGGCTATTAAGCAGAAAGCAAGATTCGGGTAAGTTGAAACTTTTATAATAAACAAACATTTATAGTTATGGAATTACCATTATTTGAATTAATGATCTCTGAAGATATGAATGATGACGCAGAGGTTAATTACGTTGCATTGGTAGATAGACCTGCAATACAAAAAAACTGGAATGCTTTTAAAGATAAAATTAATTTCGAAATTGTTTCAGAAGATAAGCGGATTATTTCTGGTCCTCTTATGTTGGCTGATACACCTATTTTTAGGAGTGATGCTACTCATGGCGATTACTACGTTACTTTTAGCAAAGACACTATTCTCAAAATTGCTCAAAGGTTTTTTAAGAAAGGTTATCAAGCTAATGTAAACTTAGAACACAATCCTGATTATAAAATGGAGGATATTGTCATGTTCGAAAGTTTTATATCAGATAAAGAAAGGGGAATACCGCCAATGAAAGGATTCGAAGATGCTCCTGATGGATCATGGTTTGGATCATTTAAGGTTTATAATGATCAGGCTTGGGCAAAAGTTAAGAGTGGTGAAGTAAAAGGATTTTCTGTTGAGGGAGTTTTTGAATATAAGAGAGAAAAATCTGCTGAACAAAAGATGATAGATGATATAAAGGAAATTTTATCATCTGTTAAGTGGTAACTATTTGTATTAATTAACATTTAAAATAAAAGTATGAATCCTAAAGACGCAATACTAAAAATTAAGGCACTTTTCGAAGATATGCCACAAACTGAATCTCCTGTTCAAGAGGAAACTAAAGTTCAATTCTCTGAATATACTTTGGAAGATGGTTCAAAAATTCAAATTTCATCTCTTGAAATCGGTGGAGATGTTACAGACGCAGATGGTATGGCACTTCCTGATGGCGAATATAAGCTATCTGATGGTCAAAGCATTACTGTTTCTGTTGGTAAAATTTCCGAGATTTCTTCACCTGCTGAAGATATGCAGCCTGAGGAAGCACCACAAGACATGGAAAAGAAAATGCAAGAAATGGCTGAACAATTTGCTGCTAAAATTGCAGAATTGGAAGGCTTGAATAAAGCATTAAACGAAAAAATCGAAACTATGGAAGCAAAAGCCAAGCAAGGTTTTAGCCAAGTAGTTGAACTTATCGAAGAAATTTCAAAAGTTCCACAAGCTGATCCGATTGAGAAACC